TCTTCCGAATCATCCCAAATGAACGTAAAAAACTCACCTCTTGAATTAACGTTATCGGCAAACCACTCCGATAATCCTGATGGCGTAGAAATATACTGATATAATAACTGTGGAGAAGATTGAATTGGAAACTCTAATTCATATTTTACTTTAACACTCATTCTATTTTAATTTGATGTGGGAAATATATACAGAATTAATTGAATATACAAAAAAACATTTTATTTATTTTTTCCAAAATTATATTTGCAAAGAATATAAATAGTTTTATATTTGCACCCGCATTCAACAAGTATGCAAGACCAATATTTGGCGAGGTAGCTCAGTTGGTTAGAGCGCAGGATTCATAACCCTGAGGTCACGGGTTCAACTCCCGTCTTCGCTACTAGGTGCTAAACCTATACCCAACAAGGGTTTAGCACCTTTTTTTAAAACTTTCGAGTAGTGTAGTTACATTTAAAACGGCAACGTAAACGACAATGTAATTACAGACAAATGAAAAAACTTCACTTCGATTGTGAATGCTCTGAAGTATGGGCTTCACCAAAAAATTGGAAAACTATTACAGGAAAAAAAGCACTTACCGAAAATTGGTATGTTCAATGCGTTTTTTTTGATCCAAAATTCAAAGAAAAATATCCAAAAGGATTCCCTTTTCGTAAAAAATTAAACAAACTTAAAACCTTAGAAGAGCGAAAAGCAGCAGTTCAATTGTATCTTGAGGAAATTCCAAAGTTATTCCTGGACAAAGGTTACAATCCAATAACCAAAACTTTCATGATTGAACCGGTGCAAGAAGAAAAGAACTTTTTAAAAGAGCTTTGCGAAGAAACACCATTCAATATCGCTTTAGATTTAGCAATTAGTTCTCTAAAAAAAGCTGAATCTACAATGGAAGATTTAAATATGGTTGTTAAGAATGTGAAAAAATCGGCAAAGCAATTACGATATGATGAAATTGCGGTTTCTGAAATTACAAGAAAGCATATAAAGTTGATCATTGATAATTTGGAAAAGGTAGACGGAGAATTTTCGGCACATAAATTCAATAAATATCGCTCTTATTTGAGTATTGTTTTTTCGGAACTATTAGAATGGGAAACAATAAAATCAAATATTGTTCGCGATATATCTAAAAGAAAGCAAGAAAAAAATATCCGTGAGGTACTTACCAAGGAGCAAAGAACACAAGTTGTAAATCACTTGAAAAGGTTTCATCCCGAATTTCACACTTTCACGCAAATATTCTTTCACTCTGGAATTCGTATAACGGAATTACTATCTGTAAAAGCCGATCATGTAGATTTAAGTAACCAAAAGTATAAAGTTTTAGTAAAAAAAGGCGTACACTATCAATGGAAAGAATGCGTAATAAAGGATGTTGCATTGCCGTTTTGGAACAAGGCTGTTTTTGGAGCTCGCAAAGATGATTATATTTTTTCTACTGGCTTGGTTCCAGGATCAAGTCTACTAACATATAATGCAATTCGTTTACGTTGGAAAAGAAATGTAAAAACGATGCTGAACATTACAGCTGATTTCTATTCACTTAAACATTTGAATTTGGATGAAACCACCGAATTATTATCTTTGGAAGATGCAGCACGTATGGCAAACCACACAAGTACTAAAATGATGAGTAGTGTTTACGCTGTTGGGGAGAAGCAAAGACAGTTTGAGAAATTGAAAAAAGTAAGTAATAGTTTGTAGTTATGGAATGGTACGAATGGATTTTAGGTTTGATGTTTTGGATTTTGGCTGTACTATTGATAGGCTATATTCGAGACAAAGGGAAATAAAAAAGGTGTCGAAATAGACACCTTTTAAAACTAACGACAAACTAATTTAATTATCTAGTGATAATTATTCCTCCAATGAAACCAATTCCAACTTTAAATAAATCGGTTTGATACCATTTCTTTTTTTCTTTGACTTCAATCTGTTGTATGTATTCGGGGTTAACAAAAGGGTTATCGTGTTTGATATCTACTATCAATGTTTTAGAACCTAAGAACCATTTACGCTTATATCCCGTTACAATGGTAACGCTATCAGGAATTACCATATCATAAACCTCAACACCATGCTGATTGCTTTTGTAAGCTAACGAATACCAATCTGTAAATATAGCATCTGTTTTCTGAAAATTACAAGGTATCGAATCCTTATAAGCTAAAGTAATGGTATCAAATTTAGTTTTGGTAACGTATTTTGTAACGTATTTTACATCCGAAAACTTATTGATAATTTCTTTCAGTTCCTTATCCTTTGAAGCGATTTGCTCTTTCAATTGCTTCTCGGTTAGAGTTGCCACTTTTTGACTTGTCACTAATTGACCATTTCTCAACTTATAGGTTGATATTTCGGAATTTTGCGCTTCGATAGTTGCAGTTGTAATGTTTTGATTTTCGCATTGAACGTAATTCAAACACAATAGAAAGATGATAATTCCAATTAGGAATATGCGCTGCCAATTTATTCTGTGAAGATTGATTTGTGGTGCTTCCATAATTTAAACACTTTTTAAATGGTTTTTAAATACTTTTAAACGGTTTAAAACTGAAATTTAAAATCGTTCAATCTGTTTTTCCATCCTTTGATGAATCGCTTTTGACTTGGGTTGTTCTTTACAATATCATCAAGGAACTTAACGCGAGCTGCAAAAATCTTATCGAATAATGCTTCTGCATCTTTGTCGATTTCTTCGTTAATTTTCGCAAGTGTTTTTGGTCCTACAACACCATCTTGTGTAAGTCCTAAAATACGTTGCGGAATAACAATTCCCCATTTACCACTTCCCCAATACCAATCTACCAAAATATTAGCGATTGATTGATTTTTGATTTTGTCGGCTTGCCATTTATCCCAATATTTACGAAGTACGAACTTGAAATCATCTTTAGACAATAACTTCATGTCGGCATTATTAATAACTCCATCACCGTTTTTATCGTAGCCTAATAACTTCCATGCCCCAACGGTAACACCCATATTTGTAGCACCACCTTTATCAATTGGGTCATTCACAAAACCGCCTTCCCATTTTGCAACAAGAGGAGCTAACTTTTCAATTTTACTGCCTTGATATTTTGATTTATCAAAAGGCGCTTTTTCAAATACTGCCATAGTTATACTTCTTTAGCTTCGTTAATTTCCGTTTTTACTTTCTTATAGAAACCAATCATTTTTTTTATTTGTTCCCAAAGGTTAAAACCACATTTTGGTAGGTTCTCATTGAAAATAGAATACAATTCGTTTAAGCAAAAAAGCAAGATTATAAATGTGGTAAGTTCAATTTCTGCATCTGAAATAGTTGAATACTTTAAATTCTTAATCAAAAAAGTGTCTTGAAACTTATCTATTACTATTGGAGTACCGAGATAAACCATTAGCTTGATAAACATTTTTTTGAACTTGTCGGAACTAAAACCCTCCCCTTTTCCAAAAAACCACCTGTCCTTTCGGTCTTCTTTTTTTCTCCAAATAAGCCAACTTGCCAACATCCCTGTAGCAAAGTCGGCTATAAATAAAAGTGTCAATAAATCAACCGCACCCCAAAAGCTAACTATTTGCACCACCACAACTGTTGATGAAAGGGTAAACAATCCAAATAAAGGCTTGTTGAACAACTCCATAAACATTGAAAATTTAGGAGCTGTGATATGTAATATTTCGTTTATATATGTTTTCATAATTTTGATATTAAACTTTTGTTGGAGCTAGAAGTTTTATCGTTTATTATATATCTCTCAATTGTAATTCATTAAACATTCTTTGTGCAATTGCATCTATCGTTGGTGCGTCATAGTGTTCACCATCGGGAGCGTTCCAACCATCGGGAGCAGTTACAATCTTAACATTTGGAATATTTGCAGCAACATAATCTTGCGCTGCTTGAATAGTGCTTACATATAGATATTCAGGGCGTGTGATATTTGGTAATCTGAAGATGATAATTCTTGTATCATCACCATACGTGCTATACATACGAACTCTACGGATAAACTCAATTAAATTAGCTTGATAAGCATTAGCCCAAGCCAAGTTTGTTGAATCGGTTTCTCCTTGAATCCATAAAAAGTTTTTAAAAGCACGACCACTTTTTGCCATCATTTTAGCAATTGTATATCCACCTGCTAACCAAGTAGTAGCCATTGAAGTTCCACCGATTGCATATTTTAAAAGATAGTTTTGGCGGTTTGCTTGCGATAAATTGTAAGCGTTTCTAAATTCAACACCCCAATTTCCACCATAGTCAGTAGCTTGATTGACACCAAATATTGTATTTTGATAAGCCGAAGCCGTATTGTTCCAATATTTAGACTTTGCAATTGGAAACGTTATTCCCAAATAAGCATTAGCAGCTTCATCGTTTCTAGCAACCGCATTTGATTGACCTCCTAAAAAGAATGAATCTTCCATTTCACCGTAATAAATTTGCGATTTTGTAACTCCTGTTTGAGTTAGTCCACCCCAATTATTTAGCGAATTATACATTGTTCCGTTGATTTCAATGTAGTCTAATCTACCATCAAAATCATAAGCGTTATTTGTATTCCAACGACCAATTCTTCTATAAGTCAAAGTTGAAGTAGCACCAACTGTAATTGATTTTAATAATTGACCATTTACTTTGCACGTTAGCGTTGTTCCTACTTTGATAAATTCCCAAGTATTGTTTCCGTTCAAGAATTGTCGAACATCAATACTATCACCGCTTGTTATTGCTGATGAATAATTAATACCTCCTGAATTCAGAATAAAATTAGAACCTTCAAACCTTAAACCGGTTGAACTTGTTCCACCTAATAAAAAGAAATCTTTTGTTTTATTTAATCGGTCAAATCTTGCTTTTACAGTCCAATCATTTCCAGTAGTTTGATTTGTGCCGAAATCTAAATTATTTAAAGAAGTATTGAATAACAAACCTGCTCTTAAAATGAAAGCAGGTGTTTCGTAAGTTAGTGTTGTGCCATTATAAGTAGCCGAAACTAAACAAGTAATTGATTTATTTTCATCTGTCAATAAAGGCGTATAAGTGTTTGTTGTGGCACCGCTAATGTTTGCGCTATCTCTTTTCCATTGATAAGAAATAGTTGGCGTTTGATTATAAGTTCCATCGGTTACAATTATACCTGTACCACCTACTAAATAATCACCATAGGTAATTGGAGGTGTTAATCTAGCAAAAGCAACACCACCACCCACAAAATTATTCTTATGTAAACCTATTCCAAGTCCTAACATAACTTATCCTTTGTAGCAGTATAAAACACCGCTTGTGCATACTATATTTTCAAAACGCCCTTCAATTGAAAGTCCTTTATCTAACGGTAAAGCTGTGATTGTAGCATCACCAATTTCATTATTTAAAGCGACTAATTTGGAACTTAAAACAGAATCATCAAGAGCTTTAATTCCAACGTAGGTTGCACCTGCTGGTGAAGTTTCTCCTGTTCTTAATACCGTGATTCCAAATTGACCAAGCATTGCTTGATTGATGTTTACTTGATATTCGTAATTTTTGTGTGACATGACTTTATAGTTTTTAAATTAAATTTATTGTTTTGGTGATTCCGTTAATTCTGATTTTCAAACCTGTGTTTGAATTATTTTCTAACCACAAATCACCATCGTTTGGTTTGGTGTTGGAAACTACCGTTAGTTTTAAAACCTCTGATATGTTTCGAATAGGTTCGTTTCCTACTTGTTCTGCAATTTCTTCAGGGGTAGCAGTTTCAATCCAAACTTCATTTTGGAAATCCCATTTTTTTGAATAAAAAAAGTCAACACACATAGGAACTTCAATGTTTCCTAATTGCAATTGCTTTTCAATATTTTCATCTGTGGTTACTAAATTTGTTGGGTAACCTTGTTCATCTACAAACTGTTTCATAACTATATTTTTTCTAATTCAAAAACAACATTAACACCTCGCCCTAATCCTATCCACCCAACAAGCATTGAATGTCCTGAAGGAATGATTACACTTCCAAAATTAGCTTCGGTGTATTTTTTCTTTAAAGCGGTGTAACTACCTTTTGTTAATGTAACTTCAAGAATAGAATTACCATCTGTAACTACATTGGAAGCATCTGTTTTTAAATGCGTTCCAAAACCTAATTGAAAAGTTTCACCATCCCATATATCTGTTTTAGCAACTGTAATAGAAACTAATTTCATGTCAAAAGGCGCTATAAAAGAACTATGCGTTTGATATGGTATCGATGCAGTTCCCGAACCTGTTAAAGCGGTTTCAAAATTGGTTGTTCCTGAATTTAAAACGGTTGGTGTATATGAAGTACCAGATTCAAAGTTTCTAAAACGCCAATTTCCTGTTGATGTAGTCGCCACTAAAAAATCTTTAATAATAATTCTTTCTGTGCTCCAACTCTTAAAAAATAATTGACAATACGTATTTCCGTATTTTAACCATAATATACCTTTAGCAGGAACAATCAAATCAGTTTCATCAGTAAAAAAGAATTTTACATCAGCTGTTCCTGGTCCGTCGTGTTTTAAAGTGAAAGGTGTTGTGCCTGTATTTTCAATAAATAAATCTTTCATTGAATAAGGTGCTTCTGCCGTAGAAACTCCTGTAATTAAATCCAAGCCGAAGCCATCAATAGAAACTAGTCCAACATTTCCAAGTGCGTAGTAACTATTTCCTTCAGGGCGTAATTGAATTACTGCATTTGTACCCGATAAAGAAGGGTCGCCATAACCTAATGATTCGGTTTTCTTTTTGAATTGTGTGCCTAATATTGGGTCAATTGGTGTTCCTATTGCAGAATCACTAACATCGAATTCAGTAATATAAACTGTATCAATTGGAACTGGAGGAGCGAGCACAATAGCACCGTCAGTTTCTTCTCCTGATATTGCAATTACGGTGTTACTTGTAGTTAAAACTAAAATGTCTTTTCTGTTAAATCCCGTAGCACACAAAGTAATTGGAATGGTTGTATCAGTTGATGTGCCATATATTACACTATTTATTTGACCACTTACACCGCTTTCGACAATGATGTCCGTTGCTACCACAGTAATAGTACCAACCGCTAAAAGTTGATTGTAATTACTATTTTGAATTGAGCTAATAATTTGCTGAACTGTTATGTGTTCCGAAACTCCAGCTCTTGAAACAGGAAGTTTTGAAGTAGGTTCTAATGTGGTTTGATGTGGTAATTCATCTACCTTTTTAGCGTTAGCCTCATAATTATTAAGCCTTCCTATTGCTTGTTGAACTAATGAAGTTAAATAAGTTATTGTACTCATTTTAATTGCGTTTTACTTTCACAAATGTAATTATTTTTATTTAGTCTAAATATAAATAGATGCTAAAAATGTAATAATTAGTTGTTTAACGCTCTCTGAAAAGCTTTTTTTGTAAATTTGCTTATGTGGTTTTTCGTTCTATTATTTATCGTTCTCGTAGGTGGTGGCTGGCTTGTAGGCAGGTTCATCGGAGAGCTCTTGTTTCCTGACCGAGAGGAAAAGCCAACCTACATTGATAAATCAGTAAACCACCACTATCACACGCACATTCACGAGCACAAGAACTTAACGGTGATTGACGAGGAAACCCACAAAAAAGGATTAGAGCAATTTAAAGAAGGTAAGTAATGGAAAGCCTAAAAAAATATTAAAGCCTCTAATTAAAGAGGCTTTAAGTTGATTTCTCATTTGAGTAAAACAAATCTAAAAACGGATAGCCTTGAAGTTATCCGTTTTTTGTTTTACAACTATTCCGAAAAATTATATACAACTTTACTCGAAAATTATATAATTAGTATTTCAAGAAACCACCCGAACCAATATCAATTAATCCTGGTACTTGAATATTTGTTGAATCGAAATCAACACTTCCTGATATTTCAGAAGTAAATACATTACCCGTTTTAATCATTTTAGCAGTCAAAACATAAAGGTTTGTATCTTCCAATGGTCCTTCTGTGTCGAAACTATTGTTTTTAACGTACCCAACGCCATCAATTAAAACGTTTTTGCAAGACAAAGCAATCATTAGCTTTCTCCAAATTTCCTTCGTTACAGGCTCAAATTTGAACTCGTCAACCTCATACAATTCAGAACTCAAAAGAACAGAACTAACATCTGTTTTGTGAACTTCTGATGATTCGTCAACATCACCTGAGCGCTTATGGTATGGAAGTCTAATTTTGTGCTTAATACCTGTTGCATAAAACACATCGTTATTATCATTGTTCCAATACTCAATTGATTTTGTAAACTCATGAAGCACTTGAATATTGATGTCTTCCGAAAGCAAAGTAATCGTTGTGAAATTATCATCTTCTGCAATAATTGAAACACGAATAACCTCATCAATATAATCTACCATATCGATAGTGAACTCGTAAATTTCATAGTCAAAAATATTGTAAATAGTTCCAGCAATTACCGAAACCTCAACACCCGAATAACTACTTGAAATTACAATAATCTCGGCATTTTTACTTTCGTCAAACAATACATCTTCAATCAAGAACCATTCTGTATCTACTTTTACATAACCTCCTGACTTCGCCCAAATAGGAAGCCCACCATTTAAGTAATGTGTTTCTCCTGTTGGAAAACCTGTATCGTAATTATAAATGTTTCCAGAAGTAAAATAAATACCCGTTTTACCACTTCCTAAGTCATACTTACGAGCATCGCGAGAATCTTTATTACCAATGTAGTTTGATTTTTTAGTAACGGTAACTGGAACCTCAACGCCATTGGCACGAATAACTTTTGCCGTATTGGTTTCATAATTCGATTTGAATTGTGTTGTAATTACATCAGCCGTTTGAAACAATTGCACCTCATGGTATGGAAGCAAAACATCAACCTCACAACTTAAAGTGTTTTCATCTGTTTTATAGTTCCCAGCATCACCAAAATCAATTCTATTTGCAAAACGAATACTATTTGCTTTTGAGATATAAAAGTATGGTGTTTGAATTCCGTACTCATCAACCATAAAATCAATTGAAGTGGAGCAACCTAATTGATCGCGAACATACAAAACGTAACTTCCAGCAATCAAGCCACTAAATACATTTGATGTTTGCCAAGTTGTATTATCTAATGAATATTCAAAATCTAAACCAACCGCTACTGAATTACTTGCTATTGCGGTTGTTCCTCCAGGACTAATATTCAATTGTAAAACAAAATCATTAGGACTCAATAAGCTTGGCGTTGGTCCTCCTGTGTGATCTTGAAATCCGTTTACATCTTCAACAAGAATAGTAATATTTTGACCTCTTAAGAAATCAAATTCATAAGTTGTACTTTCAATAGCAGAAGCCGTAACCGGTGTAATGATATTTTCAATATCGATATTAGTTTCAACAATAACCTTTACATTTTGACATGGATTGGTTGTTGCTTCCGCAAAAGAAACAGAAGTAATACTAATAGTTGTAGTATTTACAACTAATTCAAAATCAACATTTGCAACTAATAATGGATTCATCATCGCTAATCCTCCCTCGAAATCAAGATAATTATAATCAACAGTTAAAAAAACTGAATTCCCAACTCTTGATATATTAGAAAAAGTTCCTGCATAATCCAATTGTACAGCTTGCATATATAAAACTGCTGTTGCTTCTCCTGGGTTATCAATATCAGGAACACCTGTTGTAACCTTATGCGCAGCACTCCTTAAAGTGACCCATTGGTGTCCTAAAGAAACGACTATTGAAGGGGTGAAGTTATTATTTCTAATATCAAATGTCAATGTACTTCCAACTACTAAATCTTCGTTGAATGTTATTTTAAAAATTTTTGCCATAATTAATTTACTTTAAGTAATTTCCATTGCCCTTGTTTGTTAGGCTTTAAATTCATTAAAAAACCTTTTTCTTGTTCTCCATTTTCGTTTGTGAACTCAATGCAACCATAAATATTTGGTATTTTTTTACCCAAAACAACCTTTGAGCCCATTAATAGTTGGTTAATTTCAAAAGTTACTTCGTGCTCAAATTCTATGAATTCAGGAACATATCGAGGTCTTCCAATTTCTGAGTTAATAATATTTCCATTTTCGGCATACTCATTACCACCAATCAATTTTGTAGAAAGAGAACTATTAGCTGTTGAGCTTGCATATCTAACATAATCAGACAAATATTTTGTCAATCCCGAAGCGATAGTCCAGCCATGTCTAAGCATACAATTGAATGGAGACAAACGTAAATTATATGCCGTTTCTGGTGAGAATGTTCCAGAAGGTGCAACTTCAAAATCATCTTGCCATTTTCTCAAATTAAATACTGAACTCAAAGAACCTCTCTTTAAATCAAATGTAAATACATCAGTATCGTAACGTGTATCTTGTGTTCCGTGCGTTAATTTTGGTTTTCTTCTTGCAAATTCGGCACCATAAGTATCAGCTCTGTATTTAGATAGCTTAGTATATTTATTAGTTAATCTTTTGATTACAGTTGAAAACTTTGTTGTTCCGTTGTATTCATCCAAACCAAAAGCTTCTTCATAATCACCGCCTTTTTCGTAACCCATTTCAAGTGAAGAATAAAAGTAATCAACTGCATCTGATCGTTTTACTTTTTTGACTTGATAAGGCAATTTAATAGTCGTGTTTCTATTGTAGAAATATCCCAACTCTTCAATTCGAACAAACTCTTTGAAACCGTCATTTTCAATCCCTAAACCTAAATTGTGGGTTGCAGAAAAGCTTTCCATAAATTCTTTAAGAGAAGTGGTTAAAGGCTTGAAAACCTCATCCGAATTATCAAATTGACGAATCCAAAATCCATGTGCTAAACCTAACAAAGAAGCTTTACCGTCAGTTTGATATCCAATATCTGTTCTGCCTAATGTATCCGATTTCAAAACCTTTTTATTTGTGTAAACCTCAATAAGCCTTTCAGCTACTTCATGTGGCAATACGCATTTAGAAATTGATTTTTCAAAGAATGAATCTTCTTCAATGGTAACATTACCTTTTATATCCGTAACAGAAACGTAATATCTTGCTCTTGATGTACTGTAATTTCTTAAATCTGATTTTATTAATATTTCTAAAGCGACACTTTCTCCTGGTCCAACATTTAGAGTTTCGTCAAAATCAAATCCAAAACGTGCGCCAACATTTACAACAGAACCACCAATTGGAGCGCCTCTTTGAAAATTATATAACGATGTTGTTACTCCAGGAAGTGAAGGGTTTGTATCAGCCCAAAATAATATTTTTCTTTCTCTGACATTGTAGTCTATCCCATTTTCATATACAACAAGAGAGATTCTAAAATGCGCCCATTGCCAATCACTTTCTGTAATTATCGGTATAAAAGAAATGTCTTTGCCTATAAATCGAATAGTTCTATCTCTATCAAAAGTAGCTAACATCATCATCCCTGTACTTCCGTTATTTTCTGAACCATAAGAGGAAGGAAGTACTGAATGAGCTTCTTCATGTGATGTATTGGTTAATTTTAAAGGAAAACCAACAGACTCACTTCTTGTGTTACCATCATCTGAATAGACACTTAAATAAGCTGCATTATTTGACTGATCAGTTTCCCAAACCGATTTTAAAAATATTCTTCTACCATCTAATTCAACTTCATTTATTGGCAAATCCGATAATGGCAACCCGTCTAAAGTTGTACTTCTTGTTATTTCAATTGATTCTGATTCTCTGGCTTTGACTTCCATTTCCAAACCGCCAGAATTGAATTTAAAAGAAATTTTATTATCCTCAATTTGTCGCGTTGACATATCTAAATAACCAAAGTATGATCTAGTCCATACATCAGTTTTTGGATGCTTCTCGTCTTTTACCAAACGAACTTCTGCATTGATTCCATAAACATCATAAATGGTTTTCAAGTAGTCGTATCCTTGCCCTTGAAACTTTAAGTTATTTGAGAATTTAGGAAATATGCCGTGATAATCTTTGTGCCTTGTAAGTTCTTTTTCGTCATTATTCCAACCTATTGGCTCTTCAATAATCAAAGAGCCAAGGTTGTCATTTTGCAATATGAATCTTACTCTATCGAAATATGCTTGATTTACATTACTCATTATGCATTCCATTTTATGTTAGACAATTTCCAAATCTCGTGCCCTAAATCAATATTGTTTTGGACCACAACATTTGATTTGTTTTTCTTGGTGGCTTCAGTATTTCTTCTTAACTCTTCCAATAGTTCAGCATCGTATCGAGCGTTGAAAGCATCGGCACCTTGATAGTTTTTAGCCTTTTTGCCTTCCATATCCAAACTAGCCAAAATAGATGCTCGCTTCATTTGTTGATATTCATCAATCGAAGGAATTACTTCTGTTCCTCGCTTTAAATCTAAAATGGTTGGCTTACTAACTACATACGGATTTTTTCCAGGCTCTAAGATTACCTCAGGACGAACCTCACCCACTAACGCTTTACCTCCTTTGTGTGGTTTTCCTTGAGTTCCTTCTTCATATTTTGGAAGTGGAGAGGCTAATACTAAAGCAGTTTGAGCAGCCGATAAACCAATTGCTAAAGGAATTTGAATTGCTCGGTATGGAGTTCCACCCGTTCCAAAAGTAATAGCATCCAATTGAGCAGCAGCTAAGTTGATGGCTGTTAATGTTTTTGCTAAATCAATACCAATTTGAGCAGTAGCCAAAATACGTTGAGCAAGTGCAGCTTTAAACTCTTCCTTACGTCTTTCTTTTTCTAAAGCCTTACGTTTTTTGTCGCGTTCTTGCTCGATTAATGCCTTTTGAGTAGCATCACCTTCTGCCATTTCTAACTGCTGTGCGTAATATTCGTCATTGGCTTGTATATCCGCATCAATGCTTTGTATTTTAGCATCAAACAAAGCGAAAACTAAATCCTTCATCGTAGATGTTAATTCACTTTGAAGTTCTTTAATTAAATCCGCAGCCTCTTTTTCAAGCTCTACTCTTTTGTTAGCAACTAATTGAGTGTTTTTTAAATCTTCTTCTGATAACTGAACACGATACTTTGAAATTTTATTTTGAATATCGGCAATTTTATCGGCTGATATTCTTTCCGCTTCTGGCTTTTTGGCTTCTGCATCTAAAAGTGTTTGCAAAGCGTTGATTTGTTCAGTCAATGCCTTTTTAGCATACTCTTTTTTGATATTGAAAACTTCTTCCTCGTGCAACAATGTCAAGGCTTCAATTTCTGCCTGATTACCTTTCAATAATTCAAGATTTTCAGCATATAGTTTGTTTTCTGCTTCAAGCCTTTTGTTTAATTCAGTATCCTGATTTTGTAAAACCTTATCCGTTTTTTTCTGCTCAATAGCTACAATGGAATCAATAATTTTTTGACGATTAGCAAGGTCTTTCTTATCAAGATTATCTTTTTTTGCTTGATACTCTTCAATAACCAATATCTCATCATCAGTAAGTTTCTTTTTGATTTGACCACCATTAATTAAAGTGTTTATTTCTTCATTAGTTAAGTCGCGAACATCATCACTATATTGGGAAATGGCTCTCAATTTATGTGCAGCAGTTTCTTGAGCTAATGAAACTTCAACTTGCTGAGCATTCAAATAAGCATCTATTCTATCCTGAATTGATTCACTTTCATTATTTGCAATTTCGTTGCTAATTTCAATCTCTTGATCCATTCTGAACTTAGCCAAAGCAAAAGAATCATCATCAAGTTTTTTCATTGTTGATAAATATTCTTTTCTTGCTTTTATTGCAGCATCTTGACGTTTTTTAATTTCTTCGGCAGTTAATTTTGATATTTCCTCTTCGTTTTCAACCTCTGTACTTTTATTAGCTTTACCAACATTAGCAAACTTCTTTTTAGCCTCATCAATAATAGACTGTTGTTGTGCTATCTTTTTGGTTAAAGCTTCTTTTTCAAGGGTTAAATCCTTTCCTGATGGTCCAAAGAAATTTAAAGCATAAGGGTTAAATTCCGCTAACTCTTTTTTGTTTTTATTATACTGCTTTTTGTATTCGTTCAGAAGGTTTTCAGCCCTTACTTTAATTCCTTCTATAACTTCTTTTTCATCAGATATACCAGGAGTAAAAATTCCATTAAACTCACGTTGAAACTCCTTTGCTCCTTTTTTAATTCCCTCTAATTTAGCCTCTGAATATAATTCATCCCAGCCTTTGTTTAGTCGAATAATACTTTCAAGGGCACCAGAAGCACCTTCCACAAAAAATGAAAAGAACTCAGAAACAGGACCTTTTCCGTTTGCTAAAGAAAGTATTAATGAATCATAGGTTGAAGCTAACTTATCAGTCTTACCTTGTAAAGTTTGACTTCTAATAGTCGCTTGTTCTTCTGCTGTTCCAAACTCTCCCATTTTAGCAGTAAGTTCTTTTAATCTATCAGTATGCCCGATGATATTTTTAGCAGCAACCACGTTTTCAATTCCAAAAACACGAACTGCAGCAGCTTGATCGTTTAAAATTGGTTTTAATGCTTCAAGTCTTTGTTGTACTGGAATTGTTTTATCTTTTAATGTTTCCATTGAAATTCCAAGTTTAGCCAACTCCCTTTGAGCGTCTTTTGGTAAAGCCTCAGGAGCACTAATTTTCAATAATACATTTCTTAAAGCCGTTCCAGCCTCAGCACCTTTTAATCCCTTTTCAGCCAATAATTCAATTAATGCAGTCGATTCTTTAATATTGATATTAGAAGTTTTTGCAACTGCACCAAATTTCAATAAAGCATCGGTAACATCAGGTATTTCTGCAGCTCCATACTTAGCACCATTTGCTAATGCATCAACAAAAAAAGCGGCTTCTTCTGCTGGTGCTCCGAATTGGTTCATAGCATCAGTTAAAGCGGTTGCAGCTGCTGGTAATTCCATTCCAGATGCTTTTGACAAAGTAATAACAGCCTCCGTAACTGCATTTAAGTCTTTGACGTTTTCAAGTAGTTCAGGTTTTGCTGAAGCAATAAGTTTGTATGATTCAACAACTGCAACTGCCCCGCCTTTAACTCCTTTTCCCATATCGATAGCGCTCTTTTTAAGGAACTCTAAATCTGCACCACTTGCACCGGTTATAGCTTGTAAATCTGCAACAGATTGTTCAAACTCTTTTATAATTTGAACCGCCCCTTGCATTACGGAAGCGAAAGCCGCAGTTCCAGCAGCTAAACCAAAAGCACCCGCTATATCTTTAACTCCAGATGCAAAAGATTTTAAACTTGGATAATTACCAACGTTTTTAGTAAAGTCTCCAACAGCTCTATCTGCTTTTTTTACTTGTGCATCAAGTTTTTCAAATTCCTGACGAGCCTTAATTGTTGCTTTTGAACTTTCACCTTCTGTAACTATTAAATCTCGAAGTTTGTTTTTAGCTTCGGTTCTTGATTTATTCAACTTATCATAAGCTGAAACCAAACCTAACTTTTCAAGAGTGGCTTGTTTTAGTGCTCGGTTGTTAATTTCATTCTGAACGCGTTCCTCAATGGTTAGTTTAGTACTTCGCTTTTTAGCGGTTTCTTCTTTATTGATAGCATCAAGTTCTAATTTTCTAGTTCTCAATGATTCTTGTTTAATTTTTTCCGCACTTTTCAAAGCAAGTTCTTCGGCTTTAATTGCATTTTCAACTTTTTGTAAAGCCAATTTCTCTTCATTTTTTGCTGTAATAAAGGCTTGAGAATTGTTTGCTTTTTGGTATGAGTTCGCAATTTGTGCCAATGCTTTTGCGGAATCTACTAAATCATCATTGGCTTCAATAGCCAAACGAATATTTTTAGCATATTCTTTTCCGAATTCAAGACCTTCATCAGTGATTAAGTCTTTTCGTGTTATTGTTCCTCCAGACATATTTTCTATTTTTTAGAATTGGTGGATTTATTTTTTTTCATTTGGTCTTCAATACTTTTTAGTTTATTGTCAACCTGTTCTTTTAAGGCAAGTACTTTCGTAACCGATACGTTATTATAGTCAAAATCAATTCCTAAAACAGCAGTATAGAAAGCAAATATTCTATCCGTTGTAACTCTTACTGAAACAGAATTGGCATCTTTTTTTGGAAGCCTTTTTTTGATATTTTTAGCTTTCATTTCCAAAGCACTCGATTCGCGTTCAATTCGCTTTAAATCCTCGTAATACGTTTCTTTTGATAGTTTGTACCCATAAGACAAAAGAATGTCTACAAGCTCCTGATTGTAATCGAAATCAAGTGCTACTAATGCAGTGGCAATTCCTTTATGCTTACATTCGATAAAAGCAATCTCTTTTTCTAATTGCAAAAGCTTCATTTCCTCTTTTTCGGGAGAAAGGGTGTTATATTCCTCGAATAAGCTATCCCATATTGTTTGAAGTGTTTCTTTGTCTTCCTCTTTGTTAGAAGAAAGCAAATGAATTAATGATGCATCTTCAACAATGCGCATGAAAATCTTGTAAGGAATCGTTTCTAATGAATCGTAAATAATCATATCTCTAATGTGTTTCTGTAAAGTTGTAATACAAATGGTTTTAATTTTTGCTCAATAACCATGTTTAAATTCTCATCACTAAGCCCAAACAAGTCTTTTGAAAGCCAATTATCGGAATCCATAATCAAATCCACTTTTGGATCAGTTGAACCAAATACAACCATGTTGTTTTGAATTTTTGCATATAAACCACCTAACAACTTGCCCGTGTCTTTAGCGTCGAAAGGTTCGCCTTTCTTTTTATCTCCTTTAGTGATTACTTCGGTTGCATAGGAATAGAAACCGATAGCATCGCCATAGATATCCTTTGATTCTTCATTTAATTGCTTTTTGTTTAAAGCGGTCAATTCCGATTCAATGCTTCGGATAAAATCAAATAGCTCCTGATTTACCTTTTCGGGAGTAAGTTTATTTGCTCTTTGTAATTGTTCTTTTAGTGTGGCCATGATGATTATTAATGAAAAGAGGACGTTGTAATATGTTTCCACATCACACGTCCTCTTCTACAATAAGTTGATTTAAACTTTTTTATCAATAGCTTCTTCTTGAATTTTTTCAACCTCTTTTAACATTTCAGGAGTTAAAACATCTTCCTTTTTTATTAATTGAGTATTGGTAGCGATTTTAAACGCCTTTTTCAATTCAGCAAGCCTTTCTTTTTCAGGAATCTTTTTAAATACGTGGGTATTTTCAAACTCCTTTTTGAATTGGTCAAACGTTCTACTGTAATTTTCTTCAAACGTAATTCCTTTGTACTGGTTACGTGTTGCTTTTGCCATAATCAGAAATTATTAAACAATTCCCGAAACAGTCAAAGCACCTGTGCTTTCGTAAGTAGCCTCTGTTTTTTGAACAACTCCGTCTAAGTTAATAGTGAAGCCATTTGCAAAGCTAGTTCCAGTCAATTCATAAATTCCGTTTTCATCTGCAGCAACAAACGAATGTGTATGAGCTGCACCAGAACCGTTTAAAAGAACAACATCAGCATTTTCAAATACTTTTACAACATCGTCGCCAGAACAACCAGCAGAAGCAGTAAATTTGATTGAAGTAGCAGAAGCAGAAACCAATTCTAAATCAATATCGAAAATACCTTGTAATTCGATGTGTGACCAAGTTGGTTTTAAAACTACTGGACCATTCTCGAACTCTTTGTAATCTTCGTAAGTCAAAGTTACAGGTGTGTATTGTGGTTTCTCGTCCGTAGCATCTACCATTTTACCAACCTCGATAGTAACTAATTGACCACGAACTTTTGTTCCATCAACAGTACATGCTTTGATTTCTTGAGCATCTGTGAACTCATAAACACGCATTTTCTTATTGTGATAAGAAGCTAATGCTCTATGAGAACAAGCCCCTAAATGGCACTCAAAAGTTCTGATTTTTTTACCATTTTTGGTTTTGTAACGCTTTCTACCTTCGTAGTAAGTGTCTTCTGTATCAGCAACAGCCAAAGTTTCAATCTCAAATAATGGAATGATTTCTTTGTCGGCTTCTGCTGTTCTCCAAGTCGCTAATGTTTTAGCTGCTGTAGCTGTAGCGAATTCTTGAGAAGTCAAGGATAAGGCATGACGTACAACCGGTGCGGTCAAACATTGCTCTTTAGCTCCTGTATTCATCGTTTGTGCGTCTGCTTGAGCGCACTCTATAATAGCTTTTGCCATCTTTTTTAGTTTTTACAATTAAACATGTATTTTAAATCGCCATTGATTGAGAAAATATGGTAAGGTTGCATGTCATTCAACTTTACATTCTCGATATTAAAACCCTTAAGCACATTTGAAATGCCTTTTTCAACAGCCGTAATATCTAAAACTCTTAATTTTCTAACCAATTTTAGGCAATGATCTTGAACCTCAGTATCAGCTCTATTGTCTACATTTGGATATAATTTATCTAAATTCAACATAAAGACAATCTTAACTTTTGCAACAAACACAACTCCATCTTTGGTAGTGTGCTTATCATCTTCTTCAACGAAAAAAACATTTCCTCCTGGCGCATTTGTATCATCGTAATACACTTCTTTGCGTTCTGTTTTGGAAACATGAACCTCTGGAATATATGTCTTTGAATCTTTGTTCAAACTTTTTTGAACACGTCCATAAAAATCAACATTAGAAAATCCAAGATGGCCATTTAAAGCATCTTGAATAAACTTGATTTTAGTATCAATTCCGAGTGATGTATATGTGTTATAATTTGCCATGATTACCAAGCGTTACCGTCTTGAACAATTACTTTGAATGGAAATATTTTCTTTTGAGCGGTTTTAATAGCGTTTTCAAATTTGTGAACCAATCCTTTTGCAACCAAAACACCTGTTTCATTTCTGTATCCTTCTAACTCCAGTTTTAAATTTGATACAGAAAGTTTAGCATTTCGCTCAACTATATTGTTTCTTTTGGTGCTCATAAACATTTCAATAACCATAATCGCTACTTTATAGCCAATTACATTATCAAAAAGACTTATATTTTGAGTAATGGTAGCATCATAGCTATCATCATTTATATAGTCTTCATGTGAGTCTAAGATTAAACTTAAAGACTCTAAAACAGCACCTTTTTTTAATTCATTTAATATCGCTTCGAATTCTTCTGCTGTAGGTTGTAAATTCTCAATTGCAGCAATGATATTTTCTAACGTTACTAATGAATGAAATGATTTAAAAACACGACCAGAAGCACCAATTTGGATGGCTTCACTTATGGTTAAAGTGAAGCTATCCTCTTGTGGTGAACCAAACCCAATTCTTTCAGTTAAAGATTGTATGATTTCTTCTGAATACATTAGCTATTTTTTTAGACTGCTTCTACTAATTCAGCTACGAAAGCCAATTCTTGCTCTTCAGATAATTTATTGATTAAAGTCAATAAACTAGCATCAGGAGTTGAAGTAGTAACTGTAGAAGTTGGTTTTATCAATAAGTAAGATGCAACTACAGAGGCTTTAGTGTATAAAGTTCCTTTGTATGTAAAATTAGCATCACCTTCTGTTTGAGTATCAATAGCTGCTTCTGTTGTATCCATAATGTAGATAGAATCTATATTATTGATTACAGGAATAACTAATGCTTGTGCAGAAGTAAACTCTTTTATTGGATCGTTTTTATGGTATTTAGAAACCAAAATAAAATCATCCACTTTTTGATAATCTACTGATTTATCTTGGAATGTTTCTTCTGCTAACTTACCATAAGTTAAAGTTCCAACCATCATATCTGTTAAGAATACAACTGCTCCAGCTTCCCAAGGATTTACAGACTTACGTTTTCCGTCTTTTTCAACTTGAACTGGTCTGTCAATTACCATGATTTCAACTCCTTGATTTGCTGTTAAGAACTCATTAGCTTTTTCAATTGAAGGAACAGCAGGAACATTTGAACCGGTGTAACCTAAATAGAAAGCATATTGTTCTTTTACTTGAGTATTAGCTTTGAATAAATTAAAAGTATTTCTATCCATTAAGATATAACGAACTACATCACCGTTAACTCTTGCTTCTGAAACAACATTTTCAATATCATCAATAGGTTTTGCTGATGTATCATTCCAAGATCTGCTAACACCATATTTATTTGAGTCTGGGTGACCGAAATTAACACGAATTGCAGTTCCAGGAGTATCTTCATCCGTAATCGAAATAAACCCAGTAGATAAACCTTGTAAGAACATATATTCTAAACGCTCCCAAATACCAGAAATACATTTGTCAGAATCTGCAAATAATTTTCTGATGATTTCAGCATCTGCGCCACCTGTAGCTAACAAGATATTCAATTCGTTCATTGTTGACTCATTCAAAGACAACTTCATACCAATTTTTGGAATGTCACCGTCTGCTTTTTTGATTGAATCTCTAATTTTTAATGGTAAACTTGAATCCATTGCAACTACATCAGCAGATACAACATTTCCATTTACCGATAATGAACCCCATTTAAGAGTTGCGGAGAACTCTTTTCTTAACATGGTTCTGTGGTAGTAAGGTAACGGTAATTTTCCACCGTTCAACTTTTCAACAACTTTTTGGGCGATAATCTTAAAATATTTATCCACCCACTGTGGGAATAATGACTTTTCCATAATTTAAATTAATCTTGAGTGAATAAAATGTGAGTTAACGCTGTTTTTGCTCCCGATGGTACTGCTGGCAATTCATAGTTTACAATTGCTGCTTCGTTTACGTTTCCAGCCAACATCACTGATGCAAATGGCTTACTTGTTTTGATTGTTGCAATCAAAATACCTTTGTATGAATGACCAGAAGGTTTACTTTCGTAAGCTCCGTCAACAATTTTTAAAGGTTTTAATACTTTAGTAGTATCATTTTCGATGATAACTCTACCTGCTTTTAAAACTGCTTCTGTAACTCCTGTTACATCAAGCGTTTTTCCTCCTGCAATATCATGATCAACTTTCTTGATAATCACAACATCCATTGTGGTATCAAATTGAACAGGAGTATTGTCTAAATTTGCGGTTACGTCCGACATAATTTTTAGATTTTGTTTTTGTTAATACTAATTACATTGATAAAACAATATCATCAACTAACTTTTCGTCAACTGTTGAAGGTGTTTTCCCTCCTCCAGCTGGACCAGGATAATCGTTACTATTTGCAGTTTCTTGAACCAAAGTCGAATACTCTGTTTCCAATGCTTGAATTTGTTCTTCAAATGGAGTTTCAGAGTTTACATCAATTCTATTTACCCAATTTTGGCGGATGCCTTCAGGAATACGTTTAAGTAATTCTGATTTAGCAAATAGTTCAGATGCGGTTTGCTTCTTTGTTTCAATGATTTTACCAGTTTTCAGAGCCTCTAAATCCAAAGCAAGTTTTTTGTTTTGTTCTAACATAGCTTTAGCCCATGCAGGCGCATCTTTGTCAACCTCAACAACTTCTTCTTCCTCTTCGTCTTCTTTTTTGCCAGCTCCTTTTGCTTTATCCGCATCTGCTTTAGCTTTAGCTGCTTCAAGAGTTCTAACTCTGTCGTCTTCCTGTGCTACTGCAACAAAATCGATTATTTCATTATAATCGTTGATAATTGCATCTACATCTGCGTCTGTCGCTTCGTCTGCTGGCTTTGGTGCAAGTTTAGCCGCATAAGCGTCTAGCCTTTTTTGCGATAAGTTAGCCTTTGGAAACAATGCTCTAAGTCTTTCCTTAATCTTTTCTGGTTTTACTGCCATAACTTAAAATGTTAGTTAATAATATATTATGGAACAAATATAAAGAAATTTTATTTTTATTTAGACTAAATAAGAATAAAGATTTTTAGCATAAAAAAACCACCTCGCAAGAAGTGGTTTAGTATTAATTAATTTGCCAACCTTGAATACTATTAAAATACTTGGTTTCCCCTTGCGGATTAACCCATTCACGACCTCTCAAATTGATTGAAACGTTTACTTGCTGACCTACTTGAATGTTATTCAGTAAATCGCATTTATCCTGTGCAAACTCAATCAAAATATGTTGAGGATATTGTTCTTCGGTACTTACTACCAATTCTCTTTTTTTGAATGAAGCACTAACCTGTTGTTCGGGTCCAACGCTTCTAACTTTTCCAGCTACTACCATTGTTATTGTTTTGGTGGGTTTACAACTATGTGACCTTTAGCTACTAAATGAGCAACTGCAAGAACAACCTCTTTTCTTTTTCTTCTTGATAGCTTACTTTTATTTTGCATGATTAAATCATACTCTTCAATCAAATATTCGTAACTTTTAATTAGATTTTTGGTTTTAGCTTCTTGAATTGCTTTTTTCGCAGCTCTTTTACGAAAGAACTCCTTTATAAATTTTAGCATTAGTATATGGTTTTAATGTTTGATATTTCGTATTGATAATGTTGTGATGCTGATTCTGCACAAATTACTTCATACATTACTTTATGTCCATCCCAAATGATAGCAGTCACCATTCGTGGCAACTGCTCAATATCATGCTTTAGATAAACTATATCCTCAATATTATATTCATTTGGTATTTCCATTATTGAACTGTTGGATTTGTTTCTGCTGGTTTTTCTGAATTAATCAAATTCAATTCTTCCTCTGGGTTCTCAACCATATCAATCAATTTAATAGCAGATTGAGCAGACAATAAACCAGACTCTTTTAATGATATAATAATATCGGTTGCTGTTTTAACATCATCAGGAATGATTGAATTGAAAACAATATCATAATACAAAGCACTTCCTAATCCCGATAAAGTAGTATTTGTAGTTTTGATAATACCCGACATGATCACATTAAGAATTCTTTCAATCATAGTTCTGTTTTCTCCCTCGTTCATGGTTGCCTTAATAACAGCATCAAGGAAAAGTAATTTTAAAGCAACTCCAGAAACACTACCAAGTCCTTTAACGTTGTCAAATGACAAATCCGGTGTATGAGAAATGGAATAAATCAATTCTTTTAAATTATCAAATTCAAGTTTTGAACTTTCAGCAGAATTTGAAGACACCAAAAATTCAGCACCTCCCTTAATCCAATTTCCTGAATCGTCTTTTTTCATAGGTAAATTAATAATCTTACCATTATCGTCTTTGTTTGGTAAAGTCTTAATGTCACCATGTATCAATAAAATTGGATAAGCCGTATAATCGTTTGAGTTGCCTAATTTAGATAAAGTGGTTTCGTATCTGTCAATCAATTCTTTTACTTCAAACCACTCAGGCTGTTCTTGAGCTACATAAACAATTGGAATTCTATCGAATCCATGTGCTTTAGGACCTTCGTAAACCAAAGAACCTGATTCATCGCTTAATCTATGGTAATTAAGTTCATCCCATATTTCAATAATATTGAATTCTTTTCCGTTTTTACTTGCTTTGTATTTCCACATAAACAATTCCATATTTCCGTTACCTCCAAAATATGGTGTCATTTGCCCTTGTGAATTATCAAGAACCTTTGATTTAATCTCCTTAACTTGTTTGTTTAACTTAAAGAATGAAAGCACTTTATTTAAAAGTGAATTTTCTTTTGAATCTGCGATATAAAACTGAATTGCAGCTTGTGTTTCTGATTTTTTCAAAGAAACAATTTTCTGAATAGCAGCATCAATTCTGTTTATCTTCCAAATCTGATAAATTAATTTTGATAAGTCGTTTTCTTCTGAAGGAATCAAGGTAACAGGCTTACCTACTTCAAAAGCCGTCGCAGTAGTAACAATCTTCTTTGCAAAATTTATTGGAATACGAACCGCTTTTACGATGTTACCTCCAGCTATTGGTTTATCAACTTGGGTTTTTCCAACTTGAGTATCTCTAAGTTTTCTATCCTTTTCCTTGTATTCCTTTTGATAATTTGAGATATCTTCTGCTGTTTTAGACTGCGCTTCTATAGTGGCAATCACTTTTTTTGGTTCGGTTTTTAAACCGTCTAATAAATTTGTTTCCATGGTTACTAATAATTAATGTTTTTTAAAGTTTCTGAGTCTGTTTCAAGTACTGCCGATTCTGAATTATGCGCTATGTGGCCATAACGAGCTGCATCCCACATGTGGTTAAATTTATCGTTTGGCTGATTGATTGCAATACCAGCTATTTCCTTCATTCGGTAATTCTGTTGCTCTTTAAGTGCTTGTTGGTAAAGGTGGTTCTTAACAACATGAATCTTTTTAGTTTTCATAGAAGTAAGCCAAAACATTATCGACTTGGTTTTACTTATTTTATAAGCATTTACAAAGCCTTCTTGCTTCAATCCTTTAACCATTTCAACCGTTCCTTTGTTCTCTCCAGTATATTTATCAGCAGAATCACAAGGAATTATGTCTTTAGCTGGGTCAATACCTAATTCCGTAAGCAGTAAAGACAAAGCCTTAGGAGTTTCAATTGGCTCATAACACAAAGGCTCAATCCATATATTGAATTCATCTTCCGCATACTTAACCAGGGTGTTTGGATCTGTTGTAAATCCAAAGTCATTTGGATAAATTGGCGCTTTATCTTCTGGGAACTTATCAATCCATTCCACATAAGGAAAAATAACGCCTTTCATTGCACCACGCAAACCAAGTCCGTAAACCTTCCAATTGAACTCGTCAGCCGTTCCGTTTTGGATATTCGTTGGATGTGGTGGTGGTTGATTAGTTGATGTTACAGGCTCTACTTTTTTGGTTAACTTATTGTAACACATCACAATGCTATTCTTTACGATATAAGAACCAGGCTTCCAAGGTTCCCAAGAAAGTATTTTGTTTTTCTCCCCGATTGATATATGCTTGTTGTCAAGATAAGTAGTTCGAAGAAAGGCAACATCAGGACGAGTAAGCACCTTATCAAAGAACCAGTGATCAGTTACGCTTGGATTGTAATCAGCCCACCAAAACTTACGACAACGCAATTCTACTTGGTCAAACACAGATTGACGAATGAACATCATTTCATTAAAAAAAGCATAGTCACAACCTCCACCATGCTTACCATCACCAAGAAAGAATATTTTGCTTTTGCCTATTTTGAAAGACTTAACCTCATCGTTATTGTGAAACTTATTTGGCAGTCCATAATCATCAAGCCTACGTTTAAAATCATCATACAGAGTAGTTTTAAACTCGTTGTAGGTTTCACGATAGATATTGATTGTACACCCTTTTGGTTCGTAGTAAAGGCAAAGCCAAATGATTATATCTACACCGGACCATGTTTTACCTGAACGTGAAGAACCTTCTAAACCAGCACCACGAAAGCCTTTTACAAGATTTCCGTTTTCATCATACTTTTGCTCGTTTATTGCCTTGTAAAGTAGTTCGTAGTTTGGATTGGTGTCTTCATCTAATTGCGTTAACTTTTTGCGTGAAATGTCAATCCCCTTTAGTTTAAGAAGATTTTCAAGTTCCAACATTTCAGCGTCTGTAAGCATTTTTTAAATGAATAAATGTTCCTTTTGAGAAATAACATTTGCATCTTTCAATAGCACGGTAAAATTGTATGCAGAAGCTCTTGACACATTTAGATTTTCGGCACGCTCGATAAGTTCTTCTGAACTGAAAACAAACATCGAACAAACGATATCCGTTAAGTGTCTACGCTCTAAAGTCTTTCTTAATTGCTTTTGCTTCACGTAAGCGTTTATCTTTTCTCTACGGTCTGAATGGTCGACAGCCATGTCTTGCTTTAATTCTATCGCATCCAACAAAGCCAAACCAATAAGCGTTGGGTCGGTTGTTTGTTTACCTTGAACAAAAACTTGATTATTTGCTATTGTTATCATTCTCAATGATTTCTTTGATTATTTTATACTCAGTAATTGAGGTCATATACTGCGCCACATAATCGAGTCCAAGTCTTTTAGCTTGCTCGTAATCGTGGTAAATGTTTTTGTAGTTTTTGATTAGCAGTTTTTGCTTGAATTTGTCCGTTCCTTCAAGGGATTTGAAAAATTCAGTGCTTTCAATAGCAGTAACGAAGTTTGTAATATTGATTATCATTTGATTTTAAATTATGAAATAGTGAAAAGCAATTTTTATAATCTGTTTTTTATAAGCCACGCATTGCTAAAGCTACACGATCAGATTTTGCATTGTTCTAGTTTCTTGGTTCTTAACAAAGGGAAGATTAATAACCAATACATTACCCTATAACCTCAACGCAGTAGAATGATATGACGACGGATTAAACACACCGATAGGTTCTACTTGCTCATTTGTGCCTAACGCATGGGTATCGCTAAGGGGATGAGCTAAACTGCTTCTCAATATTTCAATTAACAACTAAATTTTGTGGAGAAGGAAGGATTCGAACCTACTACCTTTAGTTATTCAAATGGATTTACACCAACCTAACGCTCTAGCCACTGAGCTACTTCCCCAGGATCATTCTTTCGCTTTTAACCCAAAGGAAACAGTTTCACAGTTAACGAAGGGAGCTTCCCATTTGTCTGAAGCTAGTGGCCATTGCTGTTTTAATTAAATTCTTTTCATGACTTCAATGTTTTTGTTTTCATTTCGTTACGTCAAAAATAATACATTTTATTACAAACTAATAAATATTATTACTTTTTATTTAAAAAAAATCTAAACATTAAGTTTAGAAGCCTTTTCCAGAAGCTCTTGAAGTCTTCGCTCTTTGGATTCGTCGAATGTATCGCCACCGAGTAAAGGGTTTTCTTTATCGCCTTGAAGTCGTAATGTTTTAACTGGATAAAGAGCTTCTAATTTGTTTATTTCCTTCTCATACGACAATTTAACCGCCATGCCTTGAGGGGTGTTTTTATATTTTTCATCCATTGACCTAATCTCTTGCTGTAATCTTGCGATTTTTAAAGCTCTTTTTTGGTCAATTGTAGCTTCTTGTTCCTGTTGCCATATTGAATAGGCTTTTTGAAGTAATACTTTTGCCTGACGTCGACTAAGGTAGTTACCGTCTTTGTTTTGAAATTGGTTTTGAATGTTTTTCAATATCAAATAATCGGGCACGCCATTGATTATCCACCCTTGAATGATGAATACACGTCTTTCTGTTTCTTCTTTGGATGATCTAACGCCTGCCATAGACTATTGATTTGGATACATACGTTTGATAACTTCAATATGTCTTGAAGTTTCAGCTATACTATGGCGTAGTTTTATCGCTTCTCGTTCACGTAACCGACGTATTTCAGAATCATTTTCAGTAATTGAAGAGTCTTTGTAGGCTTCTAATGCAAGTTCATTTATCTTTTTTTCACCTTCAAGGTAAGCAATAATATTATCTCTAATTTCCATAATTATTTGATAGTTAGTAAGCGCCATTGTGAAAAAAGAATTGGTTATAATGGCGTAAAAATAACCAATTCTTATCTTAGTTTGATTCTAAATTATCTCTGTACTTTCTTCGATCTCGCCAAGGTTTAATTCGGGATAGTTTTCTTTTATTTTCTTTGGGTCGCCTTTGTAGAAAACTAACACGTTTTGATGCATTTTACCAACCTTACGACCTCCGTTGAATTGTCGCCTTACTCGGATAGCTAATGAACCAACCACGTTAACTAAAATAATTTCGTTGTATAGTTCCATTCCAGCATCTTTAAACGCTTGTATGGTATCGCTTACAAAGTTATAATAGAAGCCGTTTTTGTCGCGAACATCACCGACAACGAAACAAGCAAAGCGGTCTTCTTTTAGTTGTGCGACTGATTTTTTAATGATTGAAAAGTAAACTTCTTTAAACTGATCATAATCCATATTGGATAAGTCTTTCGGGTCTTCGCTGTATTTTTCTAAATCAGCGTATGGAGGGCACGAGTAAACGAAGTCAACGCCATCTTTTATGCTTATTTTGTCAAGTTCCTCATTGCTATCACCAACCCACCAATCTACATTATCAAGGCTTAATATCGATGCTTGCTTTCTATTTGCTTCTACTTGCTCTTTTCTTAAATCAATACCAGCATAGGGATAACCAAGCACACCAGCCACAACACCACGAACAGAACCACCCGCAAAAGGGTCTAAGATTTTACCCCCAACAGGACAGAACCAACGATAAGACAATTCACATAGCACAGGGTCGAAGATACTCGCGCCCTCGTAAACGTGCATTCCTTTCTTTTTGGCGTAATCAATGATTTCATCCCAAGTAGGCTCACGCTGTAACATGTCGCGCATCTTGTTTCGTAATTCATAAACTCCTGACGATTGACCGCTTTTAGCGATTAGCTCGACATCCTCGCGAGTTTCTTGTGAATTGAAACCAAGTTCTATCCATTTGCGTTTGCGTTCTTGCCACGCACCAGAGCGAGTGTCTAATATTGAGAATGGTGGGAATATAAAACTATCCTTTAGCGATGATGGAATGATTTTCTCTCCTGGTTCAATTCCTGATGATTCATTCAATAAACCTTGAAAGGCAATATCGTCAAATTCAGGGATATTCATTATCGCTTGCATATCGGGAAAATCCAAATCAAAGTTCTTAACAAAGTCAAGTAAACCTTGTTGAGTGATTTTAGCATAAGCCGACGAATACACCAAAACCAATTCCGCTGCTTCTTTCATGTCCTTGCAATCGATAAAAGTAGCTGGTAACATTTGGGGAACTTCATGACCGCTTTCAGCAACAGACATTAAGTCCAAAAATCGGTGGCGACCATCCAAACAATAATTTATGCCGTTGTGGTGCCATACCTTGAAAGGGTCAGCAAATTGATATTTAAGCAATGATTCGATTAGCTTCTTATCTCCATTGGGAAGCCATTCTTTAAAATCGTCTTGCTGAATGAATTGAAGTTCTAACCACTTAACGGGTTCAAGTTTGATAATGCGTGAATTGATAACAGATTGACTCATTGGGCTTTGATTTTTTATTTTGGTTATATTATACAACAAATGTAATAAAAATTATTGCTTATTTATAATTATTATAAACTAAAAAAAGCCACCCTATATGGATGGCTTAAAATGTAATTATTTGATTTTTAATGTTTTAGCTTTTACTTTTCAAGTATAATGAATGATATTTTTTAACAAGTTGACAATAACCGCATGTTGGCTTTGCATCAACTGGATAAAGGAAATTATTACCACAAGGAATACATTTGTTGTTTTTTATGCGTTCAAGTACTTCATTTGTGGGTGGATTCTCGTCAAAAACAGAAAAAGCATGACACTTTTCGCATAAATCGAAATGCATTACACTGTTTTCTGATTGACATTTTTTGCAAGATGCCATGGTGTTACTTTTTACAGGTTTGACAAATTCCATTTTTGAATAGCTGCATGGAGAAACAGCGTTTGCAATATTTAAACATGATTATACTATTTCAAAAGTTCCGAGTTGATATACTCCGATGGTTCCGTCTTCAAATTGAATTGTAACATCTGCATTGTCTTCGTCGATTTCTTCTACTTTGGTAACAATTCCCGCTTTCCCTCTCTTATTGAAAGGGTCTGTGGTTAAGAAATTGTCTATTTGTACGCTTTGGTTTAAAAGGTTGTGCATGATGTTTTAGTTTTGAAATTCAAATCTTCCGTTGATGTCGTATGTTAATTCTTGAGAAAGGTTTTCTTCAAGTTCGTCTGCTTCCCATTCTTCAATTTCGAATTCGTATGCACCGGTTCTAACATTCCATTCTCCGTGATAAGGTGAATTGTCTAAACGGTCTTGAAAAACGTTTGCATCAATTGTAGTGCGAGGTGTAAAGAAAAGTGTTGCCATAATATTGTCTTTTTTTGTGTGTTAATTGTAGAGCAATATTGGGTTGACATTTTGGAAGTATCAAGAAAAATTCTAAATATCTCTGAAAAATATTATATTTGAAGAATAACTAAATTTTACTTAAAATGATTAAAGATTTTTACAACGACAAATCAATTGGACCAAAAAATCCACCTGCTCCAAAACAAAGTCCGCCAAGTACACCAACTAGAAATATTCCACCTCCTAAACCTTCAGGACCTGTTTATATTCCAGGAAAAGCAGTTCCAAAAGTTCCGAATCCTAAAAAGTAGATGATAAGTAGTAAAGAAGAAGAATCAATCCTAAAAACATTAAAACAATACTTGTAGTATTACATCTTAAAGTCCATTTATTAAAACTATCAGATCTATTTTCATAATGATCGATTTGCTCTTTTCTTTTTTTAAGAAATAATTCCCTTTCTTCTAAAGGAATTGACTCATCAATTTCGTCATCTAACTGATAAATAATTGAACAGTAATCAGAATTGTGAGTTACAGAAGCGAACCATTGTGAAATAAAGTTTACTATTATTGAAAAAACAAATAAAGAAGCTGCTATTTTTAATTCATTAGAAATAGGTAGCTTTTTTTCTATAAAGTATTTTGAAACTTCACCACACGTATATATTCCAGCTCCCGAAATTGTAATAATTAGAAGGTCCATTCTTTGATTTGTATAGAACAATGAATCCCAAACTATCTTTTGTCTGCCTTTAATACTTTCTCTTACATTATCAGTGAGTGTGGTTTTTTTAATCTTCATATTTTAAATGTTTATAACAAATATAACTAATCAATTTTAAAAACTCCCATTTTATACAACTCATAAACGATGTCGGCTTCATGGAAGGCATCATCTGCTCCTCTGTGTTGTTCTATATAGCCAACATCCCCAAAGAAGTGTTTATGTGCTTCTTCTACTTTCGGCCACTTGTAACCTCTGGAAGTTTCAATTTTACAAATGTCAGTTGAAAGTTTCATCGGGCATGGTAGCTTTTTCGGAAATACGAAACCTCTATTTTCCATAAATCCAAAGTCAAAAGCGTTATTGAATGCTGTTGCTCCGTGTTCGTATTGGAAAAGCAAATTTTGTATTTCGGGTTTCAGAATATGCAAAGGTGTTGATTTTCTGATTTCTTCTACGGTTAAGGTGGAATTTTGAATAATCCATGCTTTCTCTACTTCTTCACGAGTGATTCCTGTTTCATGGGTTACTTTATCGTAGATGATTTGCTTGTTTCCGTTTGAAAGGTCAAGTTCTACAATTCCAATTTCAACTATTTTACCACCTCTTTGAAGAAAGTCGGTGGTTTCGATGTCTAAGATTAATATTTTTTGCATTGATTTTATCTTCTTTTAAAGTTTTTTTTAGGTTTACTGATAAATTTATTTGGTTGCTGTTCGTAATAGTTAGGGCATTGAATCATTTCAAGTTCGTGATTTTTGATTCGTAAATGTCCAATTCCAAAATCTTCATTTTGCTGTTTTTGTTGAATTTCAATTTGTTCAGCTAAAAGTTCGTGCATTGCTGCTGCTAACTCGTAAGTGATGGGATTGGCACCGATAATAACAATCTTTCTCATCTGTTAATTCTTCTTGATTTTCTTGCTTGCTTATTGCGTTTTCTCCTTTTGGTTTTTGCTTTGGAAAATTCAGCCCAAAACCAAATATAGTACTTGCCGTTTTTCTGAAAAGAGCGCCAATTCCAAAGAGCTCTTGTTCTTGATATTTCTATTGGTGTGCGTTGTTGATTTGCCATAATTATCGCTTTAAAAGTTCTGGGTTTTCGTAGATGTTGCCAATAACTTCGGCTTTATAATCAAATTGATTATGAACATCTTCTGTTCTAAAAAAACAACAAAGAGGTGTGTCAAATTCTTGGGTACTGCTAACTAAAAATTCTGCATCATCATAAACTACTGCTGATTTAAAAAATCTTGGCATAGCAACTCCTTTTTCTTCTTGTTCCTTGTTCCAAAATCTCGTTTCTTTCCACTTGATAATATCGCCTTCGTAAACTTCCTTTCCGTTTTTATCAATTAACCCTGTGAATTGCTCTATAATTAAATCATTACCACCATCAATAAAATGTTGAATTTTTTTAAAAAAGTCACCCAAATTATTATATTCTTCACTATTCCAATATTGAGCATTAAACTTGTCCCATGCTCTAAATTTAAAAACTCTCATACCTAAACAATTTTATTAATAAATTCGACTGGTGTGCATTTTTCTCTCTCGGATAGGTTGTGGATAATTATCGGTAAATTTCTATCGTACTTAGACACATCTGATATTTGAAATATTTCAAAAAATAAACCATTTTTCTTAATGTCTTTGATTTCCATATTTGAAACATCCATTGTTCCTGGAACACATTCTCTACAATAAAATTCTTCATCAGAATTTAATATCTTCTCTTCATTGGCTTGGTAGTATCGGTCTACTTCCTCAAAGTTTAGCCATGCAACAAAGTAATCATCATTATCATCAGTATAACCGCTTTTGAATGGCTTTGACACTTCAAACGGCTTGAAAAGGTCAACTACTGATTTGCTGCATAGGTAGTATTCGCACTTTAATTGAATTGAATCTCTGAAAAAGTCGTCTGTTTTTTGTTTAAGTTCCTCGATTGTTTTTCCTGAAATTTCGACTTCAAATCGAGTGTTTAAAGAATCATTGAATGAAACTGTTTTGGCTATAAATCCAAATTTTGATGAACCATTATTTGCAACGGGAGTAACGATTGGTTCGTAGTAATATGATTTTTTCATTTTTAAAATAAGCTTAATTGTGGGTTTGTGTCGGTTTTTTCTGGTTCTATTCGCTCCCATAGTTCGGGATAGTATTGCATATAGTCTTTTAAGTATCGAAAAGCTGTATCGCTTAGAACTGCGAAATCAATAAATTTCTGTTTAAATTTAACCAACGGCACTTTATCGCCGTTGGTCTTATTTGCTATTAAGATGTTATTCTCTCGAGAGTAGAAATAAACATCTTCTACATGAGGAATAGGATTATCCATTATTTCAGCATTACAGGCATTACCAGCATCAGTAACTCCTCTCCGTCTTCTTGTCCGTCTAATGGCATCAGGATTCCTGCTCTGTTTGGCTCTGACATTTCAAGCGTTACTTGTTCCGAAGTGGTATTTTTCAACATTTCCAACAAGAATTTTGAGTTAAAGCCAATTGCAAAATCATTCCCAGTATAGCTGCACGTTAGAACTTCGTTTCCATTTTTGCTCGTTTCCTTGTCTTCTGCCGAAATAGTCAACTCATTGCCTTTGAACCCTAAGCGCATCTGGTGGGTTTCTTTGCTCGAAAGAATAGAAACGCGGTTTACAGAAGTTGCAAGTAAGTTTCTATCAATGGTTAGTTTGTTAGGGTTTTCTTTTGGAATAACCGCTTCGTAGTTTGGATATTTAGCATCGATTAAGCGACAAATCAATTCGAACTGATCAAACACATATTTTGCGTTGGATTGGTTATACTCGGTCACTACATCGACTTCAAGTGTTTGCAAAATTCCTTTCAAAACATTTAAGGCTTTTTTAGGCATAACGAATGAAGCTTCTTCGGTAGCTTGAATATCATTTCTCGAATACTTCACTAATTTGTGCGCATCGGTTGAGGCAAAGATTAAACCGGTGGTAGTTAATTGGAAATACACACCTGTAAAGGCTGGTCTTAAATCATCGTTACCTGTAGCAAAAATTGTTTTGCTAATTGCAGTTGAAAGCACTTTACTTGGAATAATAGTTCTTGAAGTATTTTCCATTTCAATAGCTTTCGGAAATTCAAGTCCAGGAACATAAGCGATTTCATAAATTCCTGAATCGGTTTTGATTTTTAAAACGTTGTTTTCTAAAAATTCCAATACCAAAGGTTGCTCTGGTAGTGTTTTTAGAATGTCGATTAAAAGTCGAGCAGGAACACAAGCCAATCCTTTTTCTTGTGATTCGATTTCGATGTTTACCTTCATGGTAGTTTCTAAATCGGAAGCCGTTACTTTTAATAAATTCCCTTCAAAGTCGAAAAGGAAGTTATCTAAAATAGGCATTGTGTTTGAAGTGTTAATTACTCCGCTTAATACTTGCAAGTTCTTTAATAACTTGGCTGATGATACAAAAATTCTCATGGTTATTTATTTAATTTGATTTTTTAATTTTTCAGAAAACGAACTAATTTCGTTTTGCAATTCATCTAAAAGCAATAAACTTTCACTCTCATTCATTTCGGTAGTTTTCATAAACTTTTCATTTGTAGAAACTACTCCAGCCATAAAAGCATATAGTAAATCGTTTTTTTGTTTTTCTGGTAATTCGTTTGGTCTTTTACCATAAAGGCTAAAAATGAAGTTTGAGAAATCTTCTTCTAAAGTTGTATTATTCATGTTCTACTAATTGTTTGGATTTTTTTCTTTTTTTGGGTCTGGCAATAGCGCCAATCAAAGGCATATTTTTATTAATGATTTCTAAAATCTGATCGTGGTATTTTGTAGCCTTATTATTTAAACCTCTCGCTTGCTCTACTTGAAGTTTATCAAGTGAAATTTCGATTGTTTCGATTGGCTTGTTTCGGATTCTTGCAGAAAGAATTAAGGATTCCTTTTTAGAATAATATTCGTTTGTGAATACGCAGTGATTTAATATATCGCCTTCTTTTTTAAATTCTTCAATGCTTTTAAGAGGAACTATTTTAATCAAACCTTTCTTAAATTCTAAATCAAAGAATTTATTCATTCTCTCTATAAATTCAATTCTTGCTTTCTCTAAGTTTTCCTGACGTTTTAAAATCGCTAATCTGTTTCTTTCTTGCTCTTCAAGTCTTAAAATTTCACGTTTCTTTTTCATTAAAATATCGTGCTCTTTCATTAAGTTTTTAGGGCACACATATTTTGAATTTCGCAAGTCTTTTTTGAAGTATTTAAGAAGATCTAAATAATCAATGTAAATTCTATGGTCTTTTACTTTGTACTTATTTCGAAGGCAGATTTTAATTGATGGCCAGTAATTACTTATGCGGTAACTATCACCCATTTCAAGTAAAGCATATTGCTTCGCTTTCAGTAATGTTTCAAGTTTTGGATTGAAAGGAATTAATCGAATAGCTTCTATAAAAGTCAATCCTTGCAGATTGTGATTAATTCCAAAATTTTTATACTCGGGTTTAAATACTGAATCAGGGTGGTATTTTCGGGCATAAACATCGTATTTCTTGCCACCATAACCATAATATCTTCCCTCTTCTCTAATTTCCATATCGCCACCCCAAGAATCACAATGACCGTCGTTGTAATGTTTTAATCCAAACATGGTAACTTTCTTATTTGGGTCAATCCAGTACTGCAAAATTTCGTGAAGATGATATCTTACTTTCTCGCCTTTTTTGTATCGGGCAATCAATTCAAAATTTCTAACTACTTGGAACTCCTCAACTATTTCAGTAATGGCAAAATAATTGGTTTGGGTGTCCGTAGTGCAACGCGATTCTTTGATTTGAAGCTTTGTGCCACAATGCGGACAAACTGCTTTCTTTCGGGTTACTAATTGCGGTGAAAAGGTATCACCGCAATCTAAACATAACACTCTATTTTTGGTGGCATAACCTCGATGTTCTAAACATTCTCTGTAAGCCCACTGTTTTTGCTGATTAGAAATTGTAAATAAACTATTTGCTAAGTCAACAATTCGATGATGAAGTTTGTTTCTCGGTTTCATACGCTGCTATTCTGGGAATTCGAATGATAAGGAAGCTTGTTGTTTTTCTGCTTTTGGCTTTGTTACTTTCTTAACCTCTTTTGGTTGATCTTGCACCGGACTTTGTTTTGCTTCTTTCTTAGGTTTTGGAGCATCGATACTATGATTAACCACTACTTTATCGCTTACTTTTTTACCTACTTGAATATCATCTTCATCGTAGTAGTGAACTGCCATTCCGTAAATTTCCTCGTCTGCAAAACCCATTTTACATAATTGTTGCACTTGGTTTAGAATGTAGGTAATACAATCATCGATGTTTTTGTTTTCCTTTTTCAAGGTTACTGCGAATAACTCGTCCTTAGTTGCTAATTCGTTAAGGTGGTTTTCGATTTGTGCTTTAAATGCTGTTGATACGCTCATTTTATATTAGTTTTAGTTGTTAAATATTATTTTTTATAAGTTTCTGGAAGTGAAAATCCTTTTAATTGTCCGTAGGCATAGTTTAGTCTATACCAATCATCCATGTTTTTGAATTTTACGTGCATCGTTCC